GTGCTGAGTTAAAAGACGGATTACTGAAAGTATCTCTAAATAAGATTCTTCCAGAAGGCAAAAAGCCAAGAAAAATAGAAATTAAATAAGGATTTGTAAATTTTACCGCGCCACGCGCGTATATCCTATTTTTTCTTGGAGTTATCTAAAGCGAGGTCCTTCAACCCAAAAAGATCCTGTGTGTCTAGTACCTTTAGTTACAGGTGTAACTTTATGTAAATAACGTGAAGGAAATACCACTAAGGTTCCTGGTTCTTTTAATTCTGTCACTGGAATAGGTGTCCCAAAAGGATTTAAAAATAATTCCCCTCCTTCAAAACTGTTTAAAGATAGATTAATTATCCCAGTTAATTTAGAATCACTTACAACATTATCTGTATCGTCGTCTATATGCCAACCATATTCACCCTGATTAGAAGCATCATATTTATTATAATGAAAATTAGTGTTACGAATGGAATAAAGATCATATCCAAAATTTCTTAGATTTGCATTATTTATTAAATTAAGAATTGCAACTACTTCCCATAATGCTTCTCCATCTACTACCTTGACAGAAGCAGTTTTTTTAGCATGTGATGAAGGTATATCTTGGGCGTTATTTAAAAAATTATTTTCAATTTTTTTTGTAAAATCAATTATTTGTTCTCGAGATAGGACTTTGAAAAAAAAATAAGGATGAATCTTCATAACCAAGCTTTAAGTTCTTCTCCCATAACTTTAGAAGCTATATTTATTTTTTTCTTTAATGCTTCTACAATTTTATAATCAACTGTATCTTCAGCCATGATATCAACATAAGTAACATTATTTTTTTGACCTATACGGTGTGCTCTATCTTCGGATTGAAGTCTTTTTTCTAGATCATAACCATTAGAATAATAAATTACATTACTAGCAGCAGTTAAAGTTATTCCATATCCACCAGTTTGAGGTGTTCCTACTATAAATTGAACTTTAGGATCTTCTTGAAATTTTTTAATATTATTGGCTCTATCTGCCTGAGCCGTGAGCCCATAATAAGTGACCACGGACCCGGGACCATATTCTTCTTCTAATATTTCTACTATTTTTTTAACGTCATATTGATAATGAGCCCATATAATAGACTTACCGGTTGTTTCGTCTAGTACACTTAATAATTCATCTATTCTTTTATTAGGAATAGGTTGAGTAGTTTTATCATTAGCTGTGAAATGACCACATGTAATTTGATGAAGTCTCATTAATTGGGTTAAAACAATACTACTAGTAGCTCTTTTCCCATTAAGTTCAGCTAAGGCTTCTTTTTTCATTTGTTGATAAAGTCTATGCTGTTCAGGAGTTAATGAAATTGTTCTTTTCATATAAACTTTATCAGGTAGTTTTAAACATTCAGATTTAAGAACTCTATAAGAAAAAGTTTTAAGTCTTTTTGAAAGCTCTTCTAAATTTTTAAAAAAAGAAACTACTTGTACTTGCCTTCCTCCCGCAGCATGAATAGTCTTCATTTCTGCATATCTGTTACGAAATGAATAATAAGAAGAAAAGGGTAAATGTCTGTGATCTAAAAACTCACATTGAGTATATAAATCTAATGGATTCTTAGTTATAGGAGAACCAGTTAAAATTCTTCTACAAGAAGAATAAAATTTTAGTTTTAAAATATTCTTAGTTCTTCTAGCCCTAGGATTTTTAATAGTAGTGCTTTCATCTACTACCATCATAGTTCTATGAGAAGATAGAAATTTATAAGCAAAAGCAGTACCTTTTTTAGTACTAAAAGCTTCTACATTCATAATAAGAATGTGTAAATTTTCACCTGTTTCAAATAATGTGTTTAATTTGTCTTGTTGTTTGGCGTTAATATTAGCCTGCCATAATACAGATTTATATTCAATATGATTAGGTAAATGTGCCGGTATTTCTTGATTATACCAAGTGCTTATTACTCCTTTAGGGGCAATAATTAAAGCTCCATTAATTTTTCCTCTATCATAAAGCATAGCCATATTGTCAATAAGAACTTTAGTTTTACCAGTTCCCATTTCCATAAAATAAGCATAAGTCTCCTTATTCCAGGATTCTGTTAATGCAGCGAGCTGATGCTCATAAGGCTCTGTCTTAAATTTGTAGTCCATAATTTTTTCTACTTTCTATTGACATATTATATAATAAAGTTTATACGTTTGTCAATTAGAAAGTTATGACGAATTATCAAACAATCAAAGAACCTCATAAACCTATTGTTTATGTTATTCAAGAAATCCCTGGAACTAGAGAAGGTAGACCTAAAATAAATGTAGTAGGTGCAAGTAGATATGGAGAATTAATATTTTTACTTCCTGAACTTTCTCAAATTATATTTTCTCCAGGTCCTTTAATTTTTAAATTAAGAAAACTTTTAAAAAATTTTACTCCAGATGATTTTTTATTATTAACTGGAGATCCTGCAATAATAGGTGTTGCATGTTCTATAGTTTCTGATATAACAGGTGGTAAGTACAAAGTACTTAAATGGGATAAACAAGAACGACAATATTATCCAATTGTCATAGATTTATATGAGAAAGGTAAAATCGATGAATGATATTAATAAATTAATGGAGTCTCATGGCTCTAATTCTTTTGATACAACAAAAGATATAGGTGAACTTGCTACTGAAGTTTACCGATTACTTGAAGTCCAAGAAAAAATTTTACAACAAGAAGATAGATTAACAGAATTAAAAAGAGAAGAACAAAGACTATCAGGAGAGGTGGTTCCCACACTCTTAGCTGAAACTGGATTTGCTTCTCTTAAGCTTCAAGATGGCTCTGCCATTGAAGTTAAACCGTATTATAATGCCAGCATATCTCCTAGAAATAGAGAAGCGGCTTATAATTGGCTTCGTTCTAACGGCCTAGGGGACATCATTAAAAATGAAGTCTCTGTTTCCTTTGGAAGGAATGAAGATAACAAGGCGGCAGAATATGCTAACCTTGCACAGAGTCACGGGTTTGAACCGACACAGAAGATGAAGGTGGAGCCCATGACTCTTAAAGCACTTGTTCGAGAGCGTCTTGAAAAAAATAAAGAGATTCCCTCGGATTTATTTAACGTGTTCGTAGGAAACCGAACAACTATAAAAAGGAAAAACGAAACATGAAACAAGAAACAGGAAAAAAAGAAGGAGAGGTAACAAAAGCGAGTTCAGCTCAAGTTCCATCTAATTTGATGGAAGAACATGCAGGAGTTGGACTGGAGAATCTACAACAAGACGACCTATCAATGCCTTTTATAAAGATATTGATGCCTTTATCTCCGCAAGCTAATAAAAGTGATAATAAGTATATCCAAGGTGCTGAACCAGGAATGATACTTAATACTGCTACTAAACAGCTTTATAGCGGAACAGAAGGTATAAAGGTTATCCCTTGTCATTATGAAAGAAAATATCTGGAATGGGCAGAACGAGGTACTTCTGTAGGAAGACCTATTGTTCATCCTGATGATACTCCTTTAAAAAATGAAACTACAAGAGATAAAGGTTTTAAGGATAGATTACCTAATGGTAACTATTTGGAAAGAACTTCTTATCATTTTGTAATTCTTATGAATGGAGTTCCTCAGGTATCTGTTATTACAATGAAAGCTTCTCAAAACAGAGTAAGTAAAGATTGGATGGCAGAATTAAATGGATGGACTGAAAAAGGCTCAAAAGGTCTTTATGTTCCGCCAATCTATGGCCACATTTATCGATTAACTTCTATTCCACAATCAAATTCAAAAGGAAGTTGGTTTGGATGGAAAGTTACTAGAGAAAGTCGTAACGAAGATGTTAATCTTTTTAAAATGGCAGCTGATTTCTCTACTAAGTTTAAACAAGGCGCTATCAAAACCGCTATATCGGAAGAAGATGACGTCAATAAACAAGCAACCTCTTTTTAAGTTTCACTGGAAACAGTGAGTTGCAACGAGGGCGGCTAAGCGAGAGTGGATCCGCCCTTAAATAATTTTTAGTATGGATAAAGTAGAGAAATTTATAAATATTTTTAGTGGATTAGATTCTGCGTATGGACAATATATTAAAAAAGTCGTAACTTTACCTGGAGAAAAGGTAAAAGGAAAAGCTTTTATTAAGAAAGATATAGTCACTAAACAATTATGGATAGACCATTTAGAAGGTAAGGAACCTGCGTTAGGTATTATTCCTATTAATGCAGATAGCTTATGTAAATGGGGATGTATAGATATTGATCAATATAATTTTGATCATAAAAAATTTTTAAATAGAATAAGAAAAAAAGATATTCCATTTGTAGTATGTAGATCTAAAAGTGGAGGGGCTCACGTTTTTTTATTTACGGCTGAGTATATAGAAGCAGAACTTATGCAATCTAAATTAAAAGCATTGGCAGCTGCTTTAGGTTATTCTGAATCAGAAATATTTCCAAAACAAACACAAATTTTAGTTGATCGGGGAGATACAGGAAATTTTTTAAATTTACCTTATCATCACGGAGACAAGAGCACGCGTTATGCATTAAAAGATGATGGAAGCGCAGCTACTTTAGATGAATTTTTTACAATGTATGACAAGTATGTAATTAACTCAGTAGATTTTAGAAAAATAAAAATTACAAAAGAAACTTCAGAAATACAAGGTGGTCCACCATGTTTAGAAGTATTATGTACTGAAGGCTTTCCACAAGGTTCTCGTAATAATGGTTTATATAATTTAGGAGTTTATCTTAAAAAAGCACATCCTGATGTATGGCAAGATAAATTAGGTATTTACAATTCAAAATATATGAGTCCGCCACTTAATCCACAAGAAGTAATGAACGTAGTTAAATCATTAGGAAAAAAAGATTATAATTATACATGTAAAGATCAACCTATTTGTGCTCATTGTGATTCTGCAACATGTCAAACCAAGGAATTTGGTATTGGTGATGGTTCTTCAATGCCGGAACTTAATAGTTTAAGAAAATTAACGTGTATGCCTCCAATTTGGTTTTTAAATGTTAACGGAAAACCAATTGAATTGGATACAGAAGAATTACAAAAACAAGAAAAATTTCAGAAAGCATGTATGGATCAAATTAATTTAGTAGCACCAACTGTATCTAAATTTATCTGGACCAAGCTTATAAAAAATCTTTTTAAAAATTTAGAAGAGATAGAAGCTCCAGAAAGTTTATCTATTAAAGAACAATTAAGAGGTCATCTTGAAGATTTTTGTACTAACAGAGCTAAAGGAAAAGTGAAAGAAGATTTAAATAGAGGAGTTCCCTGGACTGAAGAAGGAGAAACTCATTTTAGATATAAAGATTTTTGGAAATTTTTGGAGCGAGGAAAATGGAAAGCACTCGAACATAATAAAACGGCACATCGTCTCAAAGAATATTTTGGGGTAGAAGAAAGAAGACTCAGAATATATGGAATGAACGTGCGTGTAATGGTAGTGAAAGCTTTTGAAACTCCAAAAACTAAAGACGAATCGTTACCCAACTTAAAAGAAAGGAGTTTTTAATGGAACGAGAAATAATATTTGGGCCTCCAGGAACTGGTAAGACTCAAACTTTACTACAAAAAGTAACTGATGTATTAAATGAAGGTATAAGACCAGAAGAAATTGGTTATGTTTCATTTAGTAAAAAAGCTAACACTGAAGCCATTTTTAGAGCACAAAAAATAAAAGGTTTTGATTTAAATGAACAAGACCTTCCATATTTTCGTACTCTTCATTCTTTAGCATTTAGACAATTAGGAATTGATCCTAGTACTCAATTAATGAAATCAGCAGATTACAATGAGTTTGCTAACTGGATAGGTGTAATAGATTTTGAAACTGAAAATGCTTTTGATGAGTCAGGAATGATAATTTCAAAAAACCAGTATCTAAATCAAATTAATTTAGCACGATATAGATGTATATCTATTGAAGAACAATATGATCGTAATGAGCATAATGGAAAAGTATGGTGGTCTACCTTAGAAAAAATTAGTAAAGGTTTACCTGAGTGGAAAAAAGCTAATCATAAATATGACTTTACTGATGTAATTGAATTGGCTGTAGAAAAAAAAGCAGCTCCTAAATTAAAAGTTTTATTTGTAGACGAAGCACAAGACTTAAATAAACTTCAATGGCAATATGTTCATATATTAGAACAAAACTCAGAAAAATCTTTTATTGCAGGAGATGATGACCAAGCTATCTACACTTTTCAAGGTGCAGACGTAGATCATTTTTTAGAACTGGAGGGAAAGAAAACTATATTAACTCAGTCTTATAGAGTTCCTAACAAGGTTCATGAATTAGCTCAAATGGTTGTGAGTCGTTTATCAAAACGTCAACCAAAGCTATGGACTCCAAGAGCAGAAGATGGAGAAGTACATTGGGTTAATAGTTTAAGTTCTATAGATTTTAAAAAAGGTAATATGTTAGTTTTAGCAAGCGCTAACTATATGTTAGAGCACGTTAAAGATTATTTAGAATCCTGGGGCTATCCTTATCAAACTAGAGGGCATAGAGGTGTAGCAGAAGGATTTATTGAAACATTGTTAGAATGGGAACAGTGGAGAAATGGCTCTGAATTATCTTTTGAATCTGTAAAAAGAATTTATGCTAACTTAAGTGTAAAGGATAAACAATTAAGAAGAGGATTTAAAAGATGCAAAACTTTAATACCAGATAAATCTTATACTATGGATGAATGTAAAAAAGAGCATGGGTTATTGGAAGATAGGCCTTGGGCTAAAGCTCTTAAGTGTGATGTTCGAACGGTTAACTATATTGAAGCTATGCAACGTAATGGAGAAGATATTACTAAACCTCCTCGTATTACTTTGTCTACGATTCATGCCGCTAAAGGTGGAGAATCTACAAAGGTAGCATTAATGCAAGACCTTTCTTGGAATGCACATAAATCTTTTGAAAACAACCCCGATCCGGTTCATAGACAATTTTATACTGGAATAACGAGAACTAAACATACTCTGTATGTTTTATCTCCTAATGCGGATAACTATTATAGAATATGACAGACGTTTATAAAAAACAAGTAGGAGGATCTCATTACGAATCAATGGTTATTCAGCCATCAGAATTTATTAATAGAAATAATATTCCGTTTGCTGAAGGGAATGCTATAAAATATTTATGTCGTCACAAACAGAAGGGACAAAAGCAAGATTTGGAGAAAGCAATTCATTATTGTCAAATGGCAATTGATCGTGACTATCCAGAAAAAGAAGTCAAACCAACAACCAACACATGGGGGATAACTAATGAAGATATTTAACGCACCAACTGAATGGGTAGAACCAGAAGATTTTCCTGATCTTACTCACGCTAAGGAAATAGCTATTGACTTAGAAACTAAAGATGTAAATCTTTTAACCAAAGGCTCAGGAGCTGCCACTGGAGATGGAGAGGTAGTAGGAATCGCTGTAGCTGTGGATGGGTGGAGAGGTTACTTTCCTATAGCACATGAGGGTAATGGAAACTTAGATAGAACTAAGGTCCTTAACTGGTTTAGAACCGTTCTAAAGAGCAATGCTACTAAAATATTTCATAATGCCATGTATGACGTCTGTTGGATTAGAACTCTTCCTAACATGCAAATAAATGGAAGAATTGTAGATACAATGATTGCTATGGGAGTTGTAGATGAAAATAGATTTAAATATGATTTAAATACTTTATCTCGGGAAATCCTGGGTGAAGTTAAAGATGAAACAGCTTTGAGAGCTGCAGCGGCGGAGATGGGAATAGATCCTAAAAAAGAAATGTATAAATTACCTGCGATGTATGTAGGAGCTTATGCTGAAAAAGATGCAGACTTAACTTTAGAACTATGGAAAAGATTAAAAGTAGAAATAAATCATGAAGACTGTAATTCTATTTTTGATTTAGAAACAGAACTCTTCCCATGTTTAGTAGATATGAGAATGAAAGGGGTTCGTGTTGATGAGGAATTAGCTCATAAACGTAAAAAAAGTTTGGCCAAAATTGAATCAAACTTATTGGGTGAAGTCAAGAAAGAAACAGGACACGATGTACAGATTTGGGCGGCGAGAAGTATAGCACAAATTTTTGAAAAGTTAAAGCTAGATTATCCAAAAACTGAAAAGACTCAAGCACCTAGTTTTACTAAAAACTTTTTATCTAGTCACTCTCATCCTATTGTTCAAAAGATAGCTAAAGCTAGAGAAGTAAATAAAGCTCATACAACTTTTATTGATTCTATTTTAAGTCATGCTCATAAGGGCAGAATCTATGCTGAAATAAATCAGTTGCGAGGAGATAATGGAGGAACCGTAACTGGAAGATTTAGTTATGCTAATCCAAACCTTCAACAAATTCCAGCTAGAAATAAAGAACTTGGTCCAATGATCCGTTCTTTATTTTTACCTGAAGAAGGATGCAAGTGGGGTTGTTTTGATTACAGTCAACAAGAACCTAGACTCGTGGTCCATTATGCTGCATTAGAGAATCTTTATAAAGTACAAGATGTTGTAGAAGCTTATAAAGAAGGAAAGGCAGACTTTCATAGAATTGTAGCTCAGATGGCTGACATTGATAGAGACCAAGCTAAGACAATCAATCTTGGTTTGTTTTATGGAATGGGTAAAGCAAAACTTCAAGCTGAACTAGGTATTACTAAAGAAAAAGCTAATGACCTTTTAAAAACGTACCATGCGCGAGTACCTTTTGTTAAACAATTAATGGACGTGGCTTCTAACAGAGCCCAGGACGCTGGACATATTAGAACTTTACTTGGTAGACGTTGTAGATTCCCATTATGGGAGCCTACTTGGTTCGGGATACATAAAGCTTTACCGCATGCTGAAGCGATCAAGGAACACGGACCAGGGATCAAAAGAGCATATACCTATAAAGCATTGAATAAATTAATACAGGGATCTGCGGCTGATATGACTAAAAAAGCCATGATAGAATTATACAAAGAGGGGATTTTATCTCATATTCAAGTTCACGATGAACTAGATATTTCTGTAGAAAATGATATACAAGCTAAGAAAATAGTTGAAATAATGGAAACAGCAGTTGATCTTGCTGTACCAAATAAAGTAGACTATGAATCCGGTGAAAACTGGGGTGAAATACATTAACGGAGGAACTATGATAAAACAGTACATAGATATGTTTATGATTTGGCAACTACACAACAGAAGAGAAATTGTTTGTTTTGTTGCTGGTCTTATTATCGGCGCAATTATTTTGTAATGAGCTATGGCTTACCTGAATGCAAATATTCCGGTGATCTATGCTCAAATAAAAAAAGAATATCTTTATGATCTACAGAAGGGTCATGGAGAAGTTGAAGATTGTATTATCTTCGGTTTGGCAAGCATTACTGGTCGTCCTTTATTATTCCATACTATTATGGAAAACGGTGCAGTATTTTATCGCTTACCAATTAGCGCGTTTATTCAAAGAGGATTTGAGCCATCCAGAGTGCCCAAGAGACGCCTTGATGAACTACAGCTCTGGAATTGTTTTAGTTATTACCCTTCTGTTACTAGTTTTGATATACTAGATGGCCAATGTGGCAAATATTTTGGAAAAGATAAAAAAGCGCACCCTGGTGAATATTTATTTACTATTGACTGGGCCCACCCAGAGAGTAATATAGTAGATACAGATCATTCTGAAATTCCGCACGAACATAAGTGCGCACACGTTCTCGCTTTAGAGGATGGAAATTATGCAGCACAACCTAACAATAGAATTATATGGAGTATTCCATCTTTTACTGTGAAAGATGAAATTCCTGATTGGAAGGTTCAAACCAGCGATTGGAACGTTGAAAACACAGGAAAATGGAAAACAGAAGATACAGATAAGTTCTTCTATAACATTGAGGAAAAAAAAGATGATTAAAAAATTATGGAATAAAATAGTTTCGTGGCTTTTCTTTGCAGCTGGGGTTGAAAAAGAAAAACCTATAGTTGAAAAGAATAAACGAGGCGGAAAAGGTGACTAAGTGTAAAAATTGTCACTGTGATTGTCACTGTGATGGAGACCTCCATACAGATGATTATGGCGTATGTACTTGCGATGACTGTAAGTGTGGAAAAAAAAGAACTTACAAATATCAAAAAGAACATGCAACAGACATGTCTTTTGAAAACGAAGTAAAAAATGATTGAAAAATTAATGACGTTACTGGTAGGAATCTTACTGGCGTTAGCCGGCTGGAGTCTATCTAGAACATTTGAACTTTCAACAGGTCAAGCAGTTCTTTTAAATCAAGTGGATCAATTAGAATTTAATGTACAAATGTTGGAAGAAAAAATGAATAAGATGATGGACTCAGATGAAGAGATCATGGACCAACATAAAAAATTATTTGAAAAATTAGAACAAGGCAACACAGGATATAGTTATAACTAATGGCTAAAGATAAACCACTTAACATAAGCGAAGAAGCACGTGTACAGATGCCGATGAAAACGGTTGCCAGTTTGATTTGTATGGTCGCGATTGGGACCTGGGCTTATTTCGGTATCAATGAAAAGCTCAACCAGCACAGCACAAAATTAGAATTATTTGAAAAAGATTTAGAACAAAACTCAGAGTTTAGAATCAAATACCCGCGTGGAGAATTAGGTCAGTCTTCCGGGGAGGCCGAACTTTTTATGTTGGTGGAGCATATCGCAGGAATTTTAGAAGACGTTGAGAATGAAATGAAGGGGATGAGAAATAATGCAGTTAATATTGATTTTTTAAAAGAAAGAACTAAAAAGCTTACAGAAGATGTAGAATCATTAATTAGAAAAAATGGAGCACACTAATGATAGAGGTTGTATTTGCACTATTACTCCTACAGGACCATAAAATTATTGAGCATCGTTATCACGATAGCTTACAAAATTGTTTAAAGGCTA